TCAGGAGGATGACCATGAATGAAACGACAGAACTGATCGTCCTGCCGCCAAAAGAAACGGCGCTGCAGGTTTATTCCACGCCACAGGGCTTGGAGCCGTACCTTGCGAAGATCAAGGAAGAGCTTGACTCCTTCGTGCCTGACGTGACAACAAAGAAGGGCCGCGACGCCATCGCCTCGATCGCCTACAAGGTTGCCAAGGGAAAGACNGCNCTGGACAACATCGGCAAGGANCTGGTGGCCGAACTCAAGGACGTGCCNAAGAAGATCGACGCAGAGCGCAAGCGCATGCGNGANCTNCTGGACCAGTGGAAGGATGAAGTGCGGGCGCCACTGACGGCATGGGAAGAAGCCGAAGCCGCGCGAGAGGCACGCCACAAGGCAGGCGTCCAGTGGCTCAGCGACCAGGGGCGCGAGATCGGCTTTCTCAAGCTGGACGAATTGCAAGCCGCTATCGCCGCCGTGGATGCGCGGGTTGTTGACGAGTCGTGGGAAGAATACGAGGCCGAAGCGCACCGGGCCAAGGCAAGGACGCTGGACGCGCTGTCTGCAGCCATCGCAGCCAGGGAGCGCGAAGCAGCAGAGCAGGCAGAACTTGCCAAACTGCGCGCCGAAGCGGCTGCACGGGAGCAGAAGGACCGCGAAGAACGCATTGCCAGCGAGGCAGCAGAGCGCGCCCAGCGCGAAGCAGAAGCCAAGGCCCAAGCGGAACGCGAAGCCACCATCAAGCGCGAGGCCGACGCACAAGCCGCCGCCGAGCGCCGCGAGCTGGAGTTGAAGCTGCAGGCCGAACGCGCAGAACGCGAGAAGGCCGAAGCCATCCAGCGCGAGCAGCAGGCCAAAGCAGATCGCGGAGCGCCAAGCAGCCGAAGCCGTAGCCGCAGAGCAGCGCCGGGTTGCCGCACAGGCCGCAGCGGACGCCAAAGAAGCCGAACGCCGCGAGCGCGACAAGGCCCACAAGACCGCCATCAACCGCGCGGCACTGGATGCCTTTGTCACGGGCGGCATGACCGAGGAATGCGCAAAGCTGGCCGTCACGCTGATTGCCAAGAAGGCGATCCCGGCTGTATCCATCACCTACTGAGAACCACCACCATGAACGCTGTCGTTGAAGTTGAAACAGCCAGCATGGTTCCCGCACGAAGCGCGAACCCAACTGCTGAAGTCGTCGCGCATGCCAAGACTGTGCAACAGGTCATGCAGGCCGTGATGAAGCCGAATGTGCACTACGGGGCCATCCCTGGCGCTGGCGACAAGCCTACGTTGCTCAAGTCCGGCGCAGAGGTGCTGTGTATGACCTTCCGCATAGCCGACCGCTACGAGGTAACAGACCTGTCGCGCGATGGCTCCATTCGCTACCGTGTGAACTGCGTGGGCGAGCATCAGACCTCTGGCGCGACGCTGGGCTCTGGCCTTGGCGAGTGTTCCAGCGATGAGGAAAAGTACCGCTGGCGCAAGGCCGTGTGCGTGGAGGAATTTAACGCGACCCCAGAAACGCATCGCCGCCTAAAGTTCGGACGCAAACAGGGCGGCCACTACACCGTGCAGCAGGTTCGCACCGAGTCTGCAGACCTCGCCAATACGGTACTCAAGATGGCGTGCAAGCGCGCCAAGATCGCCATGGTGTTGAACGTCACGGCAGCGTCAGACATGTTCAGCCAGGACTTGGAAGATCTGGACGCTGAACTTGTTCGCCACCTTGTTGACGACGAGCGAGAGGCGCAGATGCAGATTGTTCGTGATGACTGGTGCGCACACGCGATGGCGGCGCCAGACGAGACGGCACTGCGCAAGACCATGCAGGACGGCGTGAAGGTGTTCCAGGCCGCGCGCGACAAGGACGGTTACGCCACATTCGCCAAGGCCGTGCAGAAGCGCGGCGCGGAACTCAAGCAACAAGGAGCAGCACATGCGTGAAATTCTGATCCGGTGCAGTTCGCTTGGGAAGATCATGACCGAGCCTAAGACGCTCAAAGAAGGCCCGCTGTCGGTGGGCGCAAAGACCTATATCCGCGAGCTGGCCCAGCAGGAAATTCTGGGGGTTGACTTTGAATTTTCCAGCAAGGAAACACAGAAGGGTATAGAGGTCGAGGATGACAGCATTGCACTGCTGAACCGGGTGCGCAGGCTGAGTCTCTCCAAGAACACCGAGCGCCGAAGCAACGGGCTGATAAGCGGCGAGTGCGACCTCTACGATGCGGAGCGAAAGCGTGGGCACGACCTGAAATCATCCTGGTCGGCCAAGACCTTCCCCGGCTGGGTGGCGGACTGCGAAGACAAGCTCTACGAATGGCAGATGCGCGGCTACATGATGCTTTGGGACGCCGAAGAATGGGAAGTGAACTACGCCCTGGTGGACACCCCTGAGCGCCTGATCGGCTTCGAGCCACTGCAGATGCATATCGTCAGCCACATCCCGGAACACATGCGCCTGACAAGCTGGACGATTCAGCGCGATTACACCAAAGAGCGCGCCATCGTCGAAAAGGTAGGGGCTGCGCGCGAGTATTACGCCCAGGCAATCGCAGAGTTCGATCAGATCCACCAAATCCCTGAGCTGCTCGCAGCTTAACCAACACCCAGCGGGCAGGCTGCTGGGTATTTTAGAAAGGCCATCATGGCAAGCGTTAACAAAGTGATAGTTGTCGGGAACATTGGCCGCGACCCTGAGATTCGCACCTTCCCGAGTGGCGACCAAGTGGCAAACGTCACCATCGCCACAACTGACAAGTGGAAGGACAAGCAGAGCGGAGAAATGAAAGAGGCCACCGAGTGGCACCGTGTTGTGTTCAATGGCCGCTTGGCAGAGATTGCAGGCCAGTACCTTCGCAAAGGCTCTCAGGTGTACGTGGAAGGATCACTACGCACCCGCAAGTGGACGGACCAGAGCGGCGTGGAAAAGTACAGCACAGAGATTCGCGCGGATCAGATGCAGATGCTTGGCGGTAAGTCTGGCGGCTCAGACGCCACGGCACCGACACCGCAGCGACAGGCACCACCGCCAAAGCCAGCACCGCCAGCACCGCCAGCAGGATCAGGCTTTGACGATATGGACGACATTCCGTTCTAACCACCCACCACCCCACACCCAGCCCGCACCAGCGGGCTTTTTTACGACTGAGTTATGAAATACGAGCAATTCCTGGCGTCCAAGCGCCATTCATCTGGGAACTATGGGTTTGAGGCGCAATGGATGCCGGAATGCGCTTTCGACTTTCAACGGTTCATCGTGGCAAAGGCCCTGATCAAAGGCCGAATCGGCATCTTTGCAGACACAGGACTGGGCAAGACATTGATTCAGGTAACGATTGCCGAGAACGTCATCCGGCAGACAAATCGGCCCGTGCTGATCCTGACCCCATTGGCCGTCGCGTTCCAGTTCATTGACGAGGCCACCCGAATCGGGGTCCACGACATTGAGCACACGAAGGATGGCTCCTTCACAAAAAAGATCGTGGTATGTAACTACGAGCGAATGCACCTTTTGAACCCGGACGATTTCGTGTGTGTCATAGCAGACGAATCGAGCATCCTAAAAAACTTCGCTGGAAAGACACGCGATCAGATCGTGGCATTTATCAAGCGGGTTCCTTATAGGTTTCTCAGTACCGCCACACCGTCGCCAAATGACTTTATCGAACTGGGGAACAGCTCCGAGGCGCTGGGTTACATGGGGTACATGGACATGTTAACCAAGTTCTTTAAGAGCAATCAAAACAGCGTTGACAGCAACAACCGCAATATCGGCGAGAAGTTCTACCTAAAGCCTCATGCTGAACGCGACTTCTTCGCGTGGGTGAATCAATGGTCTGTGATGGTAAAAAAACCGTCAGACCTTGGGTTCTCGGACGAAGGGTATCAGTTGCCCCCATTGATAACGAACAAGCACATTGTTCACAACTCCAACACATGGTGCATCGACGGCCAAACCTCCATGTTTGCGATGCCAGCGCAAACCATGACTGAGGTTCGCGAAGAGCAAAAGCTGACGGTGAATGAACGTTGCGAACGCGCAGTCAAGCTGGCCTACGGCAAAACCTCTGTGTACTGGTGCAATCTGAACGAAGAGAGCGCGCTTCTCTCGCGGCTGGATCCGAATGCAGTGGAGATTGTTGGCGGGATGTCGGTTGACCAGAAAGAGGAAATCCTTGTCGCCTTTGCGCGTGGGGACATTCAGCGGCTGATCACCAAAGCCAGGATGACAAGCATGGGGCTGAACTGGCAGCACTGCAATCACACCGTGTTCTTCCCGACATGGAGCTATGAGCAGTACTACCAGGCCATCCGCCGTTTCTGGCGCTTTGGGCAAAAGCGCGAAGTCACCTGCGACATGGTGATTAGCGACGGTCAGGAGCGCGTATTGGAAGCGCTGGAACAAAAGACCAATAAAGCCATTGACCTGTACGCCAACCTTGTCGCCAACGCGAACCGGGATTTTTACGCACGTCACAAAACGATTTCAACCAGTCAGTAAAACTTCCGGAGTTTCTTCAATGAAACAAAAGACCAGATCATCGCCAANGACTACGCCATCTATAACTCGGACTGCATGGAGGTCCTTCCGACCTTGCCAGATAACTCCGTGGATATGTCGGTGTATTCGCCCCCTTTTGCTGGCTTGTATAACTACAGCTCAAGCGACCGGGATTTCTCCAACTGCGAAAGCAAAGAGCAGTTTCTTGAGCAGTACGAGTTCCTGATCGAACAGATTGCCCGCGTAACAAAGCCTGGCCGGGTCACGGCGGTGCATTGCACGGACGTTTTCGACAACTCATGCCGCTTATGGGACTTCCCGCACGAAATTATCCGGCTGCATGAAAAGCATGGGTTCCAGTATCGAAACCGCATCACCGTATGGAAAGAGCCGCTCAAGGTAAGGATGCGAACTATGGTGAAAAGCCTCATGCACAAATTGATCGTAGAGGACTCTACGCAATGCTTCACTGCCATGCCGGATTATGTGTTGGTGCTCACAAAGAAGGGGGATAACGCGGTGCCAGTTACGCACCCCGAGGGCTTGAAACGCTACTTCGGCGCAACCCCCATCCTGCCGAACATCCTTAGAGCTTTCAACAACGCGAATGAAACTAACTTCAATGATGATGAATTGTGGTCATACCTGCGCAACACATACGCAGACCACAAAGACCCGAAGTCCAACAAACTTTCTCACTACATCTGGCAGCGGTATGCATCCAGCGTATGGGATGACATTCGCATAGACAACGTGCTCCCGTTCCGAGATAGCAAAGAAGAGGACGACGAAAAGCATGTTCACCCTTTGCAGTTGGATGTGATTGACCGTCTGGTTGAACTTTATTCCAACCCCGGAGAAGTGGTGCTAACGCCATTTATGGGGGTTGGAAGCGAGGTTTACAGCCCGGTATCTCTTGGCCGTCGGGCTATCGGAATCGAGTTGAAAGACTCTTATTTCAAGCAAGCAAAGATCAATTTGCAACTCGCTGCAAATCGAGAGTTTGAGGATCGCAGTAACGACCAGAAGACGTTCATTGAAGAGATTGAAGCCGAAGCCGCCTAACC